CAGTTACCGTCAAGCTGAACTGGACACTTCTAGAATGACAGCTTTCCAAGGTCTAGAACAGTTGCCTTATCTAAGCAAGCGTTTTCTCATGAAACGCTATCTCGGACTCAGCGAAGAAGAAATCAACGACAATGAACAGCTTTGGAAAGAAGAACGTGATCAGCCTGATTTAGAAACACAAGGTGGTCAAGACTTGCGCAGCGTGGGCATCAGTCCTGCGGACATTGAAACTGATGTTGGAATTGGTAACGAAATGTCAGAACCCGAAGGCGCGCCCACTGCAGGTGGTGCTGCTCCCCCGGGCGCTGTGGTTCCAGGTGCACCTGCACCCGGTGGTGCATCGCCCCCGGGTGGTGTTGCCGCTCCGGCACCCACAATTTAATAAATAATCACATGTTGCTATTTGAATTTTTCCGCCAAGATCCTGCAGGCTATCATGATGTTGAGGATGATAATTCTCAGCCTCGGTTAGGAGAACTGCGCAAGACCAAACTCACGCTGCGCCAAATCAACAAACTGCGCAGGATGAATGAGGTACGTACTTTTGAGTATCAAGAAAAACTCAAAAACATCAAAAAACAATACATGCCCCCAGCTGCTCCGGTTTAGACCCAAATTGCCCGCAGGTCAGGTCATTTTCTACCACTTTTACCCCACAAACCGTATGAATTTGCGCTTGTGCAGTAAATAACGCACAGAGCCATTACTTTGGAGAACCCCATGAACAAATTTGAACAGCTAATTGAATATGTCATTAATGACGAAGAGAAAAAAGCTCGCGACCTTTTCCATGAAATTGTTGTGGAAAAAAGTCGCACTATCTATGAAGAATTGATGACAAAAGAAGAGATTGATGAAGCTAAAGATAAAGTCGACGAAGAAGAAAAAGTCGACGAAGCTAAAGGCAACGATAAAGACAAAGAAGAAAAAGTCGACGAAGCCAAAGACGAAGACCTTGATGAAAATGTCAAGCCTATAGACGAAATGGGTGGCGATAAGGCCGACGGCCTCATCGACGACATCGAAACAGAGGAAAAAGGTTTAAACCTAGAAGACGAAGACATGGGCGACGCAGAAATGGGCGACGCAGAAATGGGCAACGTCGATGTAAAAGACGAAGCTGATCTTGAGGACCGAGTAGTGGACCTTGAAGACAAGCTAGACGAGCTTATGGCTGAATTTGAATCTCTCATGGGGGACGAACACATGAGCGACGAAGTTGCCGATGCTGACGCTGCAGCAGACGTAGCAGCAGACGACATGAGCGGTGACGAGGCAGCCCCTGGGGACGAAAAAGAAGCGGTCGCCGGACTTGACGAAGCCGTCAATTTAAAGCCCGCACCTGCGGCAGTCAAGAGTGAAGAAAGCAACATCAACAAGAAGTCGGCTGTACCGGCCAACAGTGGTGCCAAAGGCATGGACGCCAAGCCCGTAAAGAGCAATGGCGGCGATGAAAAAGGTCGTCCTGCTCCCACTGCCAAGCCGTTGATGAGTGATGCGCAAAACACACCAGGTCAAAAAACAGTGAAGCTGACGCCTGCTCCCAAGCCAGAACTCAAGCAGGCCACTGGTGTAAACACAAAGAGTCCTTGCTAATAGGTTCAGTTCAAGGTCATGGCTCAAAAATACCTTAGAGAACAACTTACCTTCAACCAGGCCGGTATTGTAATTGAAGGCCTGGATGATGGTAAGGATCTCTACATGAAAGGTATCTGTATTCAAGGCGGCGTCAAAAACGCCAATGAACGAATCTATCCAGTGAACGAGATTGAAAAAGCCGTGCGTGCCCTTAATACACAGATCAATGATGGTTTTTCGGTCATGGGCGAAGTTGACCATCCGGACGATCTCAAAATCAATCTCGATCGAGTCAGCCACATCATAATGTCGATGTGGATGGATGGACCCAATGGATTTGGAAAGTTGAAAATATTACCCACACCCATGGGCCAACTGGTTTCGACCATGCTTGGCGCAGGTGTGAAACTAGGAGTTTCAAGCCGCGGTAGCGGAAACGTTAACGAGGCCAATGGACATGTCAGTGACTTTGAAATTGTCACTGTCGATGTTGTCGCTCAACCCAGCGCACCCGGTGCCTATCCAACGGCAGTGTATGAAGGCCTGATGAACATGAAATATGGACATCATATCTTGGAAATGGCCAAGGATGCTGGCAACGACGACAAAGTACAGAGATACTTGAAAACCGAAGTGATTCGTTTGATCAAGGATCTCAAGATTTAGGAGACAAGCATGTTAGATGCCATCAAACCGTTACTAGATAGCGACCTAATCAACGAGGAAACTCGCACAGCGATCTCAGAACAATGGGAAGCCAAGCTGAACGAAACTCGTGAAGTGGTACGTGCAGAACTGAGAGAAGAATTTGCACAACGCTATGAGCATGACAAACAAGTGATGGTGGAAGCCCTAGATCGCATGGTTACCGAAGGTCTTACCGCAGAGATCAAGGCCGTGGCCGCTGAAAAGCAGTCATTGGCCGAAGATCGCGTCCGGTTCAACGTCAAGATGAAAGAATCTGCTGTGAAGTTTAACGACTTCATGGTCACAAAACTTGCCGAAGAAATTGGCGAACTGCGCAAAGATCGCAGAGTTCACACCGAATCAATCAATAAACTTGAAAGTTTCGTGGTCAAAGCTCTGGCTCAAGAAATTCGTGAGTTTGCAGAGGACAAGCAGGACGCAGTGAATACCAAAGTGCGTCTGGTGCGTGAAGCTCGCAAACAACTGGAAGCCCTGAAAGCACGTTTCGTAAAAGAAAGTGCCACCAGGTTGAGCCAATCTGTAGCCAAGCATCTCAAGGACGAACTCAACCAACTGCAAGAAGACATCAAAGTGGCTCGCGAGAACAACTTTGGTCGTCGCATCTTTGAAGCCTATGCGGCAGAATTTGGTGCCACTCACCTCAATGAAAACGCCGAAATCCGCAAGCTCAACAGCGTTATTGCTGCCAAAGATCGCAAGTTGGAAGAAGCCATCCAGTTCACCGAGAAGGCCAAAACCCTCGTTGAATCTAAAGAACGCCAGATTCGCATGATCCGTGAATCCAATGAGCGATCCAAGCTCATGGATGAATTGCTGGGACCTCTCAATGAGGAACGAGCCGAGGTAATGAAGAATCTGCTGGAAAACGTTCAAACAGCTCGACTCAAGAACGCTTTCGAAAAATATTTGCCAGCTGTACTGGCTGACAACCGACCAGCAAAAGCTCGAACAGTGATTGCTGAACATGTTGTCGCAGTGACTGGTGATAAATCTGCCAAGGTTCCGGAGCAAGATCACAGCAATGTGATTGACCTCAAGCGCCTAGCAGGGCTCTCACTATAAGGAAGGAATAAGGAGACATTATGTCACAAGAACTATTAGAAAATCGTTGGGATGAGACAAAAGAAGCCCTAATGGAAGGTTTGAAAGGGTCTCGTCGCAACACAATGGGTGTAATTCTTGAAAACACCCGCAAGTATCTGAAAGAAAGTGCAACCTCAGGTTCCACAATGGCTGGCAATATCGCCACACTTAACCGTGTGATTCTGCCAGTGATTCGACGTGTTATGCCCACTGTGATCGCTAACGAACTAGTTGGCGTCCAGCCCATGACAGGTCCTGTGGGCCAGATCCACACTCTGCGTGTGCGTTATGCCCAGACCTTGACAGACAGCTCGGCAGCCTCCACATCGGTCACAGCCGGTGAAGAAGCACTGAGCCCGTTCAAGATCGCTCAAGCATATTCAACTGTTCCATCAGGCACCAGCACAGCCTCTGCTTATACCGGCGGTGCAACGGCCACGATGGAGGGCACAGGTGGTAAGCAGATCAGTGTTCAGATCCTGAAGCAAGCTGTGGAAGCAAAAACACGCAAGCTGCAGGCTCGTTGGACATTCGAAGCTGCACAAGATGCACAAGCTGCGCATGGCATTGACATCGAAGCAGAAATTATGGCTGCTTTGGCGCAAGAAATCACAGCTGAAATTGATCAGGAGATCCTCCTGTCACTGCGCACCTTGGCCGCCACAGAGTTCACATACAACCAAGCTACCGTTTCAGGCACAGCCACATTTGTTGGTGACGAACATGCCGCACTGGCAGTTCTAATCAATCGTGTTGCCAACCTGATCGCCCAGCGTACACGCCGGGGTGCTGGTAACTTTGCTGTTGTGAGTCCGGCTTCATTGACTGTGTTGCAGTCAGCAACAACGTCGGCATTTGCTCGCACCACCGAAGGCACATTTGAAGCGCCCACAAACACCAAGTTTGTTGGCACACTGAATGGCGCCATGCGCGTGTTCTGCGACAGCTATGCCGCAGACAGCACACCGGTGCTGGTTGGCTACAAAGGTTCAAGTGAGACCGATGCAGCCGCATTCTACTGCCCATACATCCCACTGATGTCAAGCGGTGTTGTGCTAGATCCGAGCACATTCGAACCGGTGGTCAGCTTTATGACGAGATATGGCTACATCGAATTGACAAACACTGCTTCGAGCTTCGGTAACGCTGGAGATTATGTCGGCGAAATCGCGGTGAGCAATTTGTCGTTCTCATGATCCAGTCTTACAACTACCCAGGGATGGGAAAGTTCAGAAAAGGGCCGCAAGGCCCTTTTTTGTTGACTATTTTTCCTAAAATTGAATCGGGCATTATAAACTGCACCAACACCCGCAGAATAAATATTCGACAAATCTCTCCCGACACTGCCGACACACTGTCATGAACACCTTGCCCAATCTCCGAGAACTGCCATTTGGTGGTGCCGGGGCCATACAGGATCCTGATCAACTGGATTTTTTGGCCCGCCGGCCGTTGCCTTTATCTGTGCTACAAGACGAGCACACGGATCTTAGGTTCCTTGATGCCTATCGCACTTGGATCCAACAGACCTCTCTCAACAGCATCGAGGGATTGGAACTGTTTGCTCATGCCTGTTATTCTCAAGCCACCACAGAATCCTTTGACAAATTCTACCTAAAAAATTCTCGCAGGCGTTTCCGTTGCTTCCAGGCCGAATACATGTATCATGCGCTGACCTGGAGAAACTGTTTCCCAGGATGGCTTAGATTGGAACAAGGTCCATTGGAAGCCAATGATGCGGTGGTGATTAGCTATCCTTTCAGTGATACCGGCAACAAACATCCCCAGATGGATCGGGTGCTGTCCCAGGCCACTGAGCTGGGCGTTCCTGTGTTGATCGACATGGCCTACTTTGGATTGTGTTCTGGATTGACGTTTGATTTGTCTTGGCCCTGCATCACCGACGTGACTTTCAGCATGAGCAAGAGTTTTCCAGTGGCCAATGCTAGGATAGGCATGAGATTGACGCGCACGGACGATGATGATCCTTTGTTTGTTGTGAACAAAACACGCTACATCAACAGACTGGGCGCCGCGCTGGGTTTGACACTGCTAGAAAAATTTCCCACCGACTACATACCAACCAAATATCGAGACCTACAACATCAGTGGTGCCAGCAGTTGGGAGCAGATCCCAGCCCCACAGTGATATTTGGCATGGGCCATGGAAAATGGACCCAATATGATCGAGGTGCCGGCAATCATCGATTGTGTTTCAATCGGTACATGGGTTCTAGACAACTGCCCACACCCTACAACCAATGAATCTCAAAGATTTATACAGTGAAAGTCTCGCACACTGGCAGAATTATCATGCGCAATTTTTAGCTCACGTGCCACCACACTGGCAAGGTTGGAATAAATCAGACCTAGACTGGACACAGACATTTTGTATTGACGAAGTGCCAGCAGGAGATCAATGGCAATCTCCATCCACTGATCTGTTGCTTTGGCAAGATAGCCTCTATAGAACCTGGGGATACAACAAAGCCACCACTGAACATTTCATGTGCTTTGATCTCGGGGATGTGTTCCAAACCGAAAAGATTGCGGCGCAATTTGTTCCTCGTCCGAGTCCGTATACCTGTAGCCTGTTGCGTATACCGGTGGGCATGACCATTCCCTGGCACAGCGATACCTATGCCTATTTCGTCAAACAGCATGGTGTGCCCCAGCACCAAATAAAACAAGTGGTACGTGCCGCTGTGTTCCTAGAAGATTGGCAGCCGGGACATGTAGTGCAAATTGGAGGAGATATCGTGGCTGGCTGGAAAGCCGGGGATGTGTGGGCTTGGGATCATGAAGCTTGGCATGGTGCATGTAACTTCGGTACCGCAGATTTTACTATAATGCAAGTGACATATATCAAATCTACACTAGATATCGTAGAATAACCATGTTTTTGCATGATCCACGCGATTTTGTTGTGCGATTCAATCTACGGCTGCCCAACGCTAAAATTGCCTGCGTAGACGGCAATGATCCTCCAGTAGATCTGTCTGGATTTGATTTCGTAATTTACCACTATATGGAGCATGTGCTGCAGCCTTTTGTGGAGTTCCAGTCCTGTTGCCACTCTGCGTACAACAACGACCGTATGTTTTTCGTGGTGGGAGGTTTTAATGGCACTGATCTCAACAGCCTGCCTAATAATTGGCTGATACATCCCTTTTGGATCGACCAGGTAGTGCATTTCA